CTTGACCAATCAAGCGTTAGCCCGAAAATACAAAACTCATCCGAACAACATCTTTAAAATCATCAACCGGATGGGGTGGGTTCATGTGGATTCGGAAGGGCGAATGGTTCCTCGAAAACCCTCCTTGGAAGCTCTGCAAGGCTTTCGTCGGAGGAGAGCCTAGGTACACGTTGACCGAAAACAAACAAATACGGGCGGTCTTTGACTGCCCAGAGAAGGCGAAAAAATGGGCCTCCCAGATTCAGAAAGGGTCGGAAAGGCCCTCAACTTTCTATGCGATTCCGACGAACCATACGCCCGAGCCGCCGCCCAGCTGGAGGCTGCCGAACTCCGAGTGAAACAGGTCAGAGAAGTCGCCTTTCTTGAGGCAACCGGGACGCAGGCAGAACGGGCCGCGAGGGCTAACCAGACCCCAGAAGCTCTTGAAGCGAACGCGGAGCTAGAGAAGAAGGTCTACCAGAAGGAACTTCTAAAGGCCAGACGAGCGACCGCGCTAGTCCTAATCGATGTCTGGAGAACCCTAGAAGCCTCGCAGAGGCGCTCATGAGGCCCTGGAGGAGCCGGAAGTACCTCGGCCGCATCCGTAACCTTCCCTGCCAGCTTTGTGGCGTGGATGACGGCACAATCGTCCCGGCGCATTACTCAGGAATCTACAGTCAGCAACTTGGCAAGGGAATGGGCCAGAAGGTTTCGGACCACTGCGTTGCTGCACTGTGTCATTCCTGCCACGAGAGCATGGATAAGTATGCTGACGGCAATACGGACGCCCGAGCGGTCCGGTTCATGCTGGCTATCTTTAAGACTCAATGGGAACTTCTGAATGAGAGCGGCAAAAACTGACGCTAATCACGCCCGGATTGTGAAAGTTCTGAGAGATGCCGGGGCGGAGGTGACTTCTTTGCATAAAGTAGGCCAAGGCGTCCCTGACCTTCTGGTGAGCTTCTGGGGAAAATGGTTCCTAATCGAGGTCAAGGACCCAGACAAGCCTCCTTCAGCGAGGAAGTTGACCAAACCTCAGGAGGAGTGGATAGCGAGGCAGAAAGCCGAAGTCCACATTGTGACCACGGACCAGTCTGCGCTGGACGTTCTAGGACTCGGAGACTGGAGAATAGCCCTTGGCGATGATATGGAAAAAGGAGCATGACCGATGGACACAGATTGTCCAACCCGGTCAGCATCGCCTCATGGCGGTTTGGAGGGGGAAACACTGGGTAGTCATTCGGAACTTTTGGAAGCCCAGCGTCCTACAATGGGATTTTCCCGTTATACTAGGTAAGTGGAAAACCGCCCGAGAAGCCAAACAGTTTTGCGAGGAATTTTATGCCGCTGAAGAAGGGCTCAAGCCAAAAAACAATCTCCAAGAACATCAAAACGGAGATGAAAAAGGGTTACCCGCAAAAACAGGCCGTAGCCATCGCCCTAAGCGTGGCCGGAAAGTCTAAGAAGAAAAAATAACCATGGACATTGCGAAACTTAAGGCGCTGATTGAGAAGCCGCCCTACAGCGGCATGACCGACGCGGAATTAGTGGCGGCTCTTAACTCTCCCACCGAGAAGGTTCAGGGCAACATTAGTAAGGCGACTCTGCTTCAGTGGGCAGGGGCGAACGCTGGATTCACGATGCTGGATGCTGCTATTTCTTACTCAGGAGGCACCGCCGACCAAAACTTGGCGGTAAAGAATGCCGGGATGGCGGCTCTGGCTTTGTTTAACGGCGGTGACGTGCCCGAGTTCAATACCGGAAATTTCGAGAACCAATCAATGCTTGCGCTTTTTGTGTCTGCTGGCCTAATGACCCAGGCTGCAATGGACTCGCTTTTGTCGTTAGGGGCTCGGATGGAAACCCCAGAAGCGGTGGCAGGCGTTGGTGGGTTCGTTAACTATGGTGACATTGCGGAAGCGAGGGCGCTGTAATGGCTACGCAGACGATCAATTACAGTTCAAACACCGCCATCACGATGGACTTGGCAAATCTGGCCTCAAGCGCAACTTGGGTTGCAGGTCGAGAATCTACAGAGGTTGATAACACGACTAACAAGTTCGTGGACGCGATTGTACAGGGTTCAATTTCGGTAGGTACGACACCGACGGCCAATACAGTTATCAATGTGTTTGTTTACGCTTCGGATACAAGCCTCGCAACAACTGCAATCGATGTAATCGACGGCGTGGATTCTGCTGAAACAATCACGAACACCGGAGTGCTGTATTCAATGTTTAGGCTCGGGGCGGCAATTAACGTGCTGGTCAATACTTCTGATATTGCATATCCGATTGCCCCGTTTTCGATTGCTCAGTTGTTTGGCGGGGTCATGCCGAAATATTGGGGGCTGTTTGTGGCGCACAATACGGGTGTTGCGCTTCGGAATAACGCGGTAAACACCAACAGCTTTGATTACGTCGGCATTAAATACGACGTTGCGTAAATGTCTTTATTTTTTAGCGGGACTGGCGGAATAAATTTAGGGCCTGACTTTGGCACAGGAAACATAAATCTTGTCGTGAGTTACCCGTTTACAATTTCATGCTGGTTTTACACTACAAGTGTTGCTCCGGCAGGAATTAAAGACTTAGTAAATCTATCAGTTAGTACAACCAATGAAACTTATTGGATTGACCACAGCGCAGCTTTGTTGCGGGCAGAAACATGGAACGGAACAAGCGGGCAAGTCGCATCTACCGGAACGATTGTGGCTAATCAATGGCAGCACGCCGTTGGGCGTTTTGTTTCAAACACAAGTCGGATAATAAACTTGAACGGAGCGGCAGGCGTTCAGAACACTACAAACAGCGCGCAAATTTCGCAGGTAATTGATACATTAAGCATAGGCGCCTCGGAAGCAAATACGAGGTTTTTCATTGGTTACATTGCACACGTTGCCATATATAACGGCGCGTTACAAAATTCCGACGCAGTTTCTTTGGCAAGAGGAATGAGCCCGTTAGCGGTAAGGTCTGCAAACCTTATTGCGTATTACCCTCTGTGCAACCCTGGCGTGCAGAGAAACATAGCATCTCCTCGAAGTATTGCTGACAACCCATTACCAATTTTACGCACAGGCACAAGATACTCAAACTGGAACCCGCCAGTTAAAACAGTTTTGCCTAAATCGCAAATCCTTAGGCTTCCAGTAGAGATTGTCTCTGCCGGAAATACTCCCGTCCTTTACCACCAAAGACAACAACAAGGGATGGCTTCATGATATTCCTTAAGCAGAGCACAGCATCTCAGGAAGTCCCCCTCGGGTATTTCGTGGACAGCACCGACGGCAATACGGAGGAGACGGCTCTCTCTATTGCGAACACAGATATCAAGGTCTGGAAAACAGGCGCGACCACTCTGGCTAACAAGAACAGCGGCGGCGCAACACATATCAGCAATGGCATTTACTATGCGGTCCTAGACGCCACGGACACCGACACGCTAGGGCCGCTGGTTATCTTTGTTCATGTCTCTGGGGCTCTTACGGTGCGGCTTGAGTGCTGCGTTCTAGCGGCCAATGTCTATGATTCACTGGTAGGCGCGACGGACAAACTGGACGTAAATACAGCAGAGATTGCGGGGAGCAATGTATCGACGAGCACGGCTCAAATTGGGGTCAATGTGGTCAATGCTGGCGGAACCGCTTGGGGTAGTGGTGCTATTACTAGCGGTGTGTTCGGTGCTGACGCTATTACTGCCTCTGCGATTGCTGCTGATGCCATTGGGGCTTCCGAGCTTGCCGCAGACGCGGTTACGGAAATCGCGGCAGGAGTCTGGAATTCCGCGCGAGTGACCTACAGTTCCGCTGGGAGCTTTGGAGAAGGCGTCGCCAGCGTGCAGGGTAACGTCACCGGGTCTGTCAATAGTGTCACCACTGGCGTGACGGTTACGACCAATAATGACAAGACTGGATACGGGCTGGCGGCTAATGCTATCACTGCCGCAGTAATTGCCACGGATGCGGTGACCGAAATCCAATCCGGACTCAGCACCCTGACGCCTGCCGACGTAAACTCTGAAGTTCTAGATGTTCTAAGCGTAGATACGTTTGCAGAGCCCGGCTCTGGGGCTCCCGGGGCTTCTGTCTCGCTGGCCGCCAAGATAGGCTACCTGTACAAAGCTTTCCGCAACAAAGTCACGCAGACGGCAACGGAATACAAATTGCACGCCGATGACGAGACTACGGTAGACCAGAAAGCGACGGTTAGCGACGACGGCACAACCTTCACGAGAGGAGAAGTCGGCGGCCCATGAACACCCCGTCTAAACGCTTCAGTGCTATACACATCGCGCTCCCTTTCAGGGGCGCTGGGTATATCCCTGACGGCACGACGGACCGCCAAGCTGCGGCATTTCTGTATGAGGGGATATCGGCAATCCCTCCGGCCCCGGTTGTCGTTAAGACTGGGGGCGTTGGGAAGAAATCGAAATATCCGAAACGGGTTTCGGTTAATGGCCGAGTCTTTGTTGTCCGGTCAAGGGCAGAAGAAATCGAGTTGCTCCGGCAGCTCCAGCAGGAAGCAGACGACCAAGCCGCTATCGCGAAGGGCCTTGGAGACGAGGTTCTAGCCAAGCGAATCAAGAAGTCTGCGGCCAAGATTGAAACAAGGGTGCAGGCTCAAGAAAGCCGACTTGCCCGCCTGCTGCGAGATGACGAAGAAATCCTTCTACTGCTGAGTGCTTAAATGGCCGGACTCCTCGACAAAGACACGCTGCCCTGCAACAAGCCAAGGCGCACCCCAGGACACCCAAGCAAGAGCCATGTGGTCAAGGCTTGCTACGACGGGACCGAGAAGCTCATCAGGTTCGGGGAGCAGGGAGCCAAGACCGCAGGCAAGCCCAAGGCAGGGGAGAGCGACAAGATGAAACAGAAGCGCAAATCATTCAAGGCTCGCCATGCCAAGAACATCGCCAAGGGGAAGTCGTCTGCTGCTTATTGGGCCGACAAGGTCAAGTGGTAGGATTGTGCAAATAGTCCAAAAGTGACAAAATCCCGAGGCGTCAAAAATTAAGGAGTTAATATAACGTGCCCGGTGGAGCCCCTCTTGGAAATAAAAACGCTACCAAAACAAAGGTATGGAGCGATGCCATCAGGCGCGCTGTCATGCAGGGTAAGAAGCTCGACTCCTTGGCGAATGCCATTATCACTGCTGCTGAAGGCGGAGACATTGCGGCATTGAAGGAAATCGGGGACCGCCTAGAAGGAAAGGTCAGCCAGACGATTGCCGGAGAAGATGGGCCGATCGAGCTTGTCATCACATGGTCCGACAGCGCATCGAAATAAACTACGCCCCCAGACCGCTTCAGCTCGACTACCACAACCGGAAGGAACGATGGGCAATAGCGGTCTGCCATCGACGGTTCGGCAAGACGGTCATGGTGCTGAACGACCTAGTCCGGGACATCATTACCTGCCAGAAGCCAAGGCCACGAGGGGCCTACATCGCGCCCTTGTACCGGCAAGCTAAGGCGGTGGCTTGGGACTACCTCCAAGAGTTCACTAGGGCTATTCCAGGGATGACGTACAACCAGGCGGAACTGAGGGCGGACTTCCCGAATGGAGGCCGCATCTCGCTTTACGGAGCGGACAGTCCCGACAGCCTGCGAGGTATCTATCTGGATGCCGTGGCCTTGGACGAATATGCCCAGATGTCCGAGCGAACATGGGAGGAAATCATCCGTCCAGCTTTGGCAGACCGGAAAGGAAGGGCGACCTTCATCGGCACCCCCATGGGCCACAATGCCTTCTATCACCTTTACGACAAGTACCGAGAACACCCGGACTGGTATGTGGTGGTGCACCGGGCTAGTGAAACAGGGTATGTGGACGAGGACGAGCTTGAGGACCAGAGGAAACAACTGAGTGAAGAGCGATATTCCCAAGAGTTCGAATGCAGCTGGACCGCTGCCATTATCGGCGCTTATTACGGCCGCTTGCTCGAAGATGCAGAAAAGTCAGGAAGATTTCGTAACGTCAACGCAGACCCAGGATACCCTGTTGAAACTTGGTGGGACCTTGGTATTGGAGACTCTACCGC